AACCGAAGGCACTGTCACCGCGGCAATCTTCTGGATGAAGGCGCGCGCCGGCTGGCGGGAGAAGCAGGACGCTGATTTGAATGTCCGCCACGACGCAAGCACGCTCAGTGATGATGCACTGGCCGCGATCGCCGCAGGCGGCAGCCGTAGAACTGCTAAAGCGACGGAGGATAAGGCGTAGTTTCGAGGCGTGGTGCCGCCACGCGCTGACCCCGCTTGGGCTCGCGCCTGCCGCGCACCATCTGCTGCTGATCCGCGAGCTGGAGCGGCTCTACCGGACGCCGGGCGGGCGGCTGATGGTGCTGATGCCGCCGGGCTCGGCGAAATCGACCTATGCGTCGAAGCTGTTTGCGCCGTGGGTGTTCGCCCAGGCGCCGGGGTTGAGCATCATCGGCGCCAGCAACACGGCACGTTTGGCCGAGGCGTTTTCGCGCGAGGCCCAGGCCTTCGTTCGCGAGCACGCGAATACGCTCAGGTGTAGCGTTCTGAACCACTCGGTCGAGGAGTGGCAGACCACGAACGGGGGGCAATATCTCGCCGCCGGCGTCGGCGGCACGATTACCGGGTTCCGGGCCGATGCCGCGATCATCGACGACCCAGTGAAAAGCCGCGAGGAAGCCGACAGCGAGACGATCCGCGAAAAGGTCTGGCAGTGGTGGTTGTCGGACCTCCGCACGCGGCTCAGGCCGGGTGGGCGCGTCGCGCTGGTGATGACGCGCTGGCATGATGACGATCTCGGCGGCCGGTTGCTCATGCACTCGGCGGAGCCATGGCGCGTGGTGAAGCTGCCGGCGCTGGCCGAGGCCGGCGATCCGCTCGGCCGACAACCAGGCGAGAAGCTGTGGGCGGACGACGGCTACGGCTACGCCGCCGAACTGGCGAAAGTGAGGGCGGAATACGAAGCCTCCGGCGATGCGCGGGCCTGGTATTCCCTCTATCAGCAGGACCCGCGTCCGACGGAGGGATTGCTGTTCAGGGTCGAAAAGCTGGGCCTCATCGAAGCGATGCCGGCCGGCGGACGGATCGTACGGGCGTGGGACCTGGCCGGGACCGAACCCGCGAAGAGGCGTGATCCGGACTGGACGGCGGGGCTCAAGGTGGCGCGGCTCGCGGATGGCCGCTTCGTCGTTGCCGACGCGCTGCGGCTGCGGGGCGGACCCGATGAGGTCGAGGCGGCGATCAGGAACACCGCCGCGATCGACGGCGGCAGCGTGACGATCGGGCTACCGCAGGACCCGGGCCAGGCCGGGAAGTGGGCGGCGCAGTATCTCACGCGCGGGCTCGCTGGATACACGGTTTCGGTGACGCCGGAGAGCGGCGACAAGGCGACTCGGGCCGGCCCGGCGGCGAGCCAGGTCAACGTCGGCAACGTGTCGCTGCTGAAAGCGCCGTGGAACCGGCCGCTGATCGAGGAACTACGGGATTTCCCGGCCGGCCGCCACGACGACCAGGTGGACGCGCTGAGCCGGGCGTTCGGAATACTGACGACGGCGCCGGCGCCGGTGCGCCGCGTGCAACTGCCGCTGATGGCACGATAGAGGTTTCGATGGTTGGACCGCTTGACTGGATGCAGCAGCCATGGGCGAGTGGCCCCGGCAACGGTGGCGGCGGGCCGAGCGGTCCGATCGCGCCGCTCGCCAACGTGGTGGCGACGGCGAACGTCCCGGTTGTCGTGTTTGGGCCGAACGGGTTCCCGAACTACGCCGACATCCTGAACCCAAACACGGCGACGGAGCCGCTTTACGTTGACATCGCGGCACCGGCAGCGGCCGGCCAGAGTACGTCTCTGCCGCTGCAGCCGGGGCAGGCGTATCGCGTGTCGAAGCCGACCGCCACGCCGGTGACGGTGGTGGCCGCGACCGCCGGGCATGCTTTCGAAGCTGTTGCCTACTGATGTTCCGCACGATCTCCGCACTGACCCCGCCCGATCCGGATTACCCGGAGCGGACCTACCGGCTGGACATGCTGCGCCGCGTTCTGGACGGCGAACTCTACGACGTGCTGCCGTATCCGTTCAGCGAGGAACGCAACCGCGCGGGCGAATACATCCCGCTGCGCCAGCGCCGCCCGAGCGCGCGCTACAACCTCTGCCGTCTGGTGGTGGAAGACAGCGTGGGCCTGCTGTTCGGCGAGGGGCGCTTCCCGGCGCTGCAAAGCGAGGATGAGGCGACGCGCCAGGCGCTTGCCGCGCTGATGAAGGAAGGCGCCTGGAACGCGCAGCTGGCCGACGCCGCGATCCGCGGCAGCATCGGCAGCGTCGCGGTGGTGATGCGCATCCTGCGCGGGCGCGTGTTCCTCGACGTCATCGACAGCCCCTTCCTGACGCCGACCTTCGATGCCGAGGCGCCGGATACGCTGGTGAAGCTGACCGAGGCACGCAAGGTCAAAGGGCGCGACCTGGAGGAGGCCGGCTACACCGTCCCGCGCGAGCAACGCGAGGCAATCTTCTGGTATCGCCGTGAGTGGGGGGTGGATGCGGAGACATGGTATGTCCCGCAGCCGCTCGCCGAGGCGCAAGAGGGCAAGCCGCCGGTGGTGGACGAGGCGCGCACCGTGCGCCATCCGCTCGGCTTCGTGCCGGCGCTGTGGCTGACCAACCTGCCGGGCGGCAAGGCGCCGGACGGCGAGTGCACGTTCAAGGCCGCGATCGATACGCAGATCGAGCTCGAATATCTGCTGTCGCAAGGCGGGCGTGGACTGAAGTATGCGTCCGATCCACTGCTGATGATCCGCGAGCCGGCGGCGGCTGATGAGAAGGACATCGTGCGCTCGGCCGGCAACGCGCTGATCGTCTCCGAGAAGGGCGACGCGAAGCTCTTGGAGATCGGCGGCACCGCGACCGAGGCGGTGCTTGAGCATGTGCGGGCGCTGAGGGAACTGGCGCTGGAAAGCCTGCACGGCAACCGCTCGAACGCCGACAAGATCAGCGCGGCGCAGTCCGGCCGCGCGATGGAACTGATGAACGCGCCGCTGATCTCGCTGGCGGACCGGCTGCGCGTGTCCTACGGCGAGGGCGGGCTGTTGCGGCTGGCGCAGATGGTGGCGCGGGCCTCGCGGGCGGTGCCGCTCAGCATCGGTGGCAAGGAAGTCCGCGATCTCAACGCCGAGGGAATCTCGCTGAGGTGGAACGGCTGGTTCTCCGCCACCGAAGGCGACAAGCTGCAACAGGCGCAGGGCCTGCAGACCCTGACCAGCGCGGGACTGCTGAGCCGCGAGACGGCAGTGGGCAGCATAGCCGGCGCGTTCGATATCGAGGACACGGCGGCAGAGCTGGTTCGGCTGGACAAGGAACGGGCCATGGCCCCGCCAGGTCCGGCGCGCGCCTTCGCGCGACGGGCTCCGCCTCTGGACCCCGCAAAGGGCCGAGAGGCCCTTTGAACCCATTCGTTTGGGCGCTTCGCGCCAATCAGGAGCAATGATGGCTGATCCCGATCCCAGCACCGCTCGCGAGCCGGCAGACGGCGCGACGCTGCGCGGGCAAATCACCGAGTTGAGCCGGCAGCTTGCGGCCGAGAGGGCCGCGGCCAACGCGCGCGTCATCGCCGCCGAGGTGAAGGCCGCGGCCGTGAAGCTGGGCGCGCACGAGCCCGCCGACCTGCTGAAGCTGATCGACACCTCGAAACTCACCATCGGCGACGACGGCGAGGTCAAGGGAGTCGATGACTTGCTAAGCGGAGTCAAGGCTGCGAAGCCGTGGGCATTCTCCGGGCCAAGCCAGAGCGGCCAGCCGCCAGGCGCCACCACGACAAGCACAGCAACCCCCCCCAACACCTCGGCGGGCGGCAGGACAATCCGTGACCTTCCAGCGGCCGAACGGAAGGCCGAATTGCGAAAATTCGGCGTCCACGTCTGATGATCTGGCCGCAATGAGCGGCGCAACTTAAGGAGGCCCATAGTGGGCATTCAGAATTTTCCTGCCGCCCTGCAGCCGATCATCCAGCAGGGCTATCTCGAAGCGGCGTTCGAGCAGGCGCTGGTGTCGAAGCTCGCGTATCGCTCCATCGCCGACCGCGAGCTGATCCCGAACCGGCGCGGCGAGACCGTTACGAAAACGCGCGCCGGGCTCAAGCCGACCGTGACCACGCCGCTGGCGCCGTCGACCAACACCAATCTCGACAATGGCCTGACGCCGGCAACATTCTCCGTTGAGCAATACACGCTCACGATGAACCTGTATGCGGCGACCACCGACCTGAACATGGTCACCGATCGCGTCGGCATCGCCAGCCAGTTCGTGCAGAACGCCTACACGAATGGCGAGCAGGCCCGCCGCAGCCTGGACGAGATGGCCCGCAATGCCCTGTTCGCGTCCTACTTCGGCGGCAACACCCGGGTTCGTACCACATTGGGTGCACCGGGGACGCAGGTTGCGGTGGACGATATCCGCGGCTTTACGAGTGCGTTCTACCTGGCCGGCTTCACCTCCGCCGCCGCCGCCATCGCCGCCGGGCAGCAGCCCATCTGGTCGCCGGTCAGTGCCAACAACACGCTCTCTGTTGCGGTCGGCTCCAATACCTACACCCTGGTCGGCGCTGTCGCGGATAACCCCAGCGTCTCGACCGCGCCGGGCGGCATCAGCGGTGTTTTGACGTTCTCGGCCAACGTCTCCGTCGCCGATGGCACCGCCGGCAACACCGTGCAGGCGACCAACGCCTCCACCATCGTGCGCCCGAACGGCCGCACCAACACGTCGCTGCTGCAGGCGAGCGACACCTTGACGATGGCGACCATCCTGAATGCGGTGGCGGCGCTGCGCCAGAACAACGTGCCGACCGCTGAAGGCGGCGTCTACAACGGCTATCTGGACCCGGTGTCGGCCCGCCAGCTTTTCGCCGACAACGATTTCCGGCAGTTGTTCCAGGGCGTCGGCCTGCAGGCGCCGTTCCTACAGGGCGAACTGGTAAGCCCGTTCCTCGGTGTTCGGTTCATCCCCACCACGGAAGCCTACGTGCAGACGGCGCCGAGCGTTGGCGGCTCGCTCGTCCGCCGGCCCATCATCGTCGGCCAAGGCGCGCTGATCGAGGGCGACTTCGAGGGCATGGCCGCCGCGGACGTGGCGCCGGCAGACAGCATCGTCAACGTCATCGACGGCGTGGCGATGGTGACCCGCGAACCGCTGGACCGCTTGCAGCAGATCATCGCACAGTCCTGGTATTGGATCGGCGGCTTCGTCGCGCCCTCCGATATCACCACCAGCCCGACCACCGTCCCGACCGCGACCTCCGCCACCTTCAAACGCGCGGTGATGATCGAACATATCGGTTAAGACCAGGGGGCTCTACCCCCTGGACCCCCGCCAGGGGTCGGGCGACCCCTGGACCCGGCTATCCAAAAAGTAGGTTCCAAGGGCCTCTCGGCCCTCGGCGGGGTCCAGGGGCGGAGCCCCTGGCCTTCAGCGAAAGGCCAAGCGGATGAGCAATACACCAGAGCCGGCGGACCAGCCGAAGGACGCGGCCTTTGTGGTCAACGGCGAGGCGGGCCACGGCACGCAATCCGGAGTCGATGGCGTGCTGGGCGTGCGGACTTATACCGTCGCCAACAGCGTGAACGTTGCGCTTGCCGGCGGTCCGCTCGCGGGCTTCGTCGAGTTGCGCAGTGGCGTGCCTTACCTGTTCAGCGCGGCCGAGGCTGCGCAACTGGCGGCGGCGGGCGTGACGCTGCAAGGGCCGGCGTAGGCCGATGAGCGGCACCACCACATCGCCGGCGGCGGCCTTTTCCTCGGCAGCGCTGAGCGACGCCGAAAAAGCTGATGTGCGCCGGTTTTGCGGCTATCCGCCTTACGGCGGCCTCGGCGCGGCCGGGTTCCAGGGATGGCGCTTCTTCCAGGCATATGGGCTGCTGGAGTTCCGCATGAACAACCTGGCGCCGGCCGAATTCCAGAACGTGCGCTATCGGCTGAGCGTGCTCTACGGCATGGAACAGGAGCTGGACGCCACCAGCCACAACCTGGATACCGATGTGGCAGCCGTGTGGACGCACAACAAGAACGAGACGCGCGACCGGGTGGCGCACTTCAACAACCGCCGCCGTGCGCTGTGCCAGACGGTGGGCGTGCCGCCGGGGCCTGATCTGGCGCCGCAGGGCACCGTTGGGCTGGTGGTGTGATGGACGGCACCGCGCTCGCCCGCACGATCGCCCGGGCCTACGGCAAGGGCGCCAGCAAGATCGGGCTGCCCTACACGCAATACCGGCCGGCTTCGGCGACGGCGCCGATGGCAACCGCGCTCGGCACCGTGACCGCGGCATTCAAGCCGAGCGGCAAGGACTTCGGCGCACCCAGCAAGCCGGAGAACGCCTGGTTCGATGGCATCATGGACACGTTTGCCGTCCAGCCCGGCGATATCCTGGTCGGGCCGGCGGGGACGTTCTTCGTCTGGCAACTGCCAACCCTCGGCGCCGCGCTGTGCGTCGAGTGTAACTATACCGTGTCGGTAGTGCGGCTGGACCAGCCGGTGCAGTCCGGCTTCAACGACCTCGGGGCGACGGCGAGCACGAGCCAAGTGACCTTGCTGCAGGGCTGGCCGGCCAGCATCCGCCGCGACGGGCGCGGCGAGAAGTCGGATTCCGATCTGCCAGGCACCGGCAAGGTGGGAAACTGGGTCGTGCTGCTGCCGGCGTTTGCGGGCATCACCATCCTGGTGGCGGATGTTGTCGAGCGCAGCGTCGATAACGCGCTGCTCTTGGTCAGCCTGGCCGAACTGACGGACGGCTGGCGGCTCATCGCGCAAGAGGAATCGACCTGATGGCCTCGCTGCGACAGGTGGCGCAGGCGATTGCGCAGTTGGCGGCGACAGCGTGCTATCCGAACGGCACCGCCGCGCCCAGCATCACCGGCGCGGTGGTGCGCACGGCGGCGGACGATCCGCGCTCGGCCCAGCTCGACGCCGATCTCGCGGCCGGCAACGCCTTCGTGCGCGTGCTGCCGCGGCAGAACGTGTCGCGCGAGGTGCCGGTTTCGTTGATGGGGGAACAGCAAATCAGCGTGCCGGCACCGACGCTGACGGCGACGGTCGATGGCAACACGGTGACGTTCGGCGGCACCGTGACGGCGGGATGGCCGGTCGACGTCATCGTTAACGGCGTGGCCTACGCTTACGCCCCGACCGCGACCGACACGCCGGCGAGCATCGCGGCGGCGCTGGCGGGGCTGATCGATGGGGCCAGCGCGTCCGGCGCCACGCTGAGCATTCCCGACGCATGGTCGGTGGCGGCTAGGTGCGTCAGTGCGGGCAACACCGCATTGCCGCTGATCCGGCAGGCGCAAGGGTTCATCGTCACCATCTTCGCGCCGGGCGTTGACGTGCGCGAGACGATCGGGGTCGCGGTGAAGCTGGCGATCGTGCAAACGCCGCGGCTGCTGCTGCCGGACGGCACCATCGGCATGCTGCGGCTGACCGCCGAGTGGGACAACAACAAGCCATCCAAGGAACTCGACTTCGAGCGCTACCTGCTCTGCCAGGTCGAATACGACACCGTCAATATCGCGGCCACGTGGCAGATCGGCGCCACCATCGCGAACGCATGAACGAGGAACAACCATTGGCATACCATCTGGCCGTGCGGAGCGCGTTCCGCACCTACAAGCGTGGCGATATGATCACCGATCCGGCGACGGTGCAGGCAGTCCTTGGCAGCGAGGATGCGGTGCACGTCGTGAAAGTGGCGGCGCC